CACCGCGACGTCAACAAGGTGGCGTCAATACCATTAAACGTGTATTATGACCTCAAGCGAAGAGGTATTGCGGACGATCCGAAGAAGTTTAGGCAGTGGCTCAACGATCGAGACAACAGAGTATTTAGGACAAGGGCGGGCACGCTGTGAGCATTACAACTTATTCCGAGCTAAAGACTGCGGTCGCTAACTGGTTAAATCGTGACGACCTTACAAGCGTCATTCCGGATTTTATTGCCCTTACTGAAGCCGACATGGATCGTAAGATACGTCACTGGCGTATGGAGCAGCGCAGTACGGCAGACATAGACGCGCGCTATACGCAATTGCCAAGCGGCTTCATGGAAGCTGTGCGTTTTCATTTAGACGTTGATGAGCGTCCGATTGATCTCGTGACGCCTGTTTTTATGCAAAAGCAGAGGCAGTCAAACTCAGACACATCTGGGCGCCCCTTATATTACTCAATAATCGCCGGTCAAATTGAAGTGTGGCCAACACCTGATAGCGCCTACACAGGCGAACTGTACTATTATGCGCGCACCACACCATTAGACGACAGCAACACCTCAAACTGGATACTTAATTACTTCCCTGATGCGTATTTGTATGGCGCTCTAACACACTCAGCACCTTACCTTGTTGACGATCAGCGCACGCAAGTGTGGGCATCGTTGTACCAAAACGCAATCGATGGTATTAATAGCAACAATGAAAAGGCCAAGTTTGGCGGCTCAGGCTTGCGTATGCAGGTCAACACATTCTAGGAGAAACACATGGCAACCATTTCAGATTATGTGCTAGACGCTGCGCTGGCTAAGTTGGACACAGAGGCAGATCGCATAGACATTTGTTCGCAGGAGCCTACGACATACACAGAGGCGACAAGCACTTACACGCTAGGCAACAGCACCTCAGTATCGTTTGGTGCGCCAGAGGACGGTGATACTTCAGGCCGCAAGACAGCCTGTGCAGCTATTTCTGATGGCTCTGTGACAGGCTCAGGCACGGCAACGCACTATGCGATCACAGACGTATCTGCGACACGCTTGCTTTGCACAGGTTCGCTGACAACATCGCAGTCAGTTGTGTCTGGAAATACGTTTACAGTAGCCACATTTGACGTTGAAATCCCTGACCCTGCATAGGTGTAAAATATGGTTGTTCTAGCCAATAGAGTTAAGGTCGCTACGGCAACCACAGGCACAGGCACGATAACGCTTGGAGCTGCGGAGACAGGCTATCAGTCGTTTGCGGATGGCGGGGTGGCTGATGCTGATGTTGTGCGTTACACGATAGAAGATGGCGACGCTTGGGAAATTGGCACTGGCACCTATACCGCAAGCGGCACGACGCTTTCACGCACATTGACTGAAAGCTCCACTGGTTCTTTGCTAAACTTATCTGGCAGCGCGGTTGTATTTATTACGGCTGCGGCTGATGACATACAGCAACCACCATCAGAAGGTGCGTTTGCCAATGGTGATAAAACTAAGTTAGATGGAATTGAAACAGGCGCGACTGCCGATCAGACTGCATCAGAAATACTTACAGCTATCAAAACTGTAGATGGCACAGGTAGCGGTTTAGATGCTGATCTACTTGATGGGAATGATAGTTCAGCATTTTATTTAGCGTCAAACCCAGATGGCTACACAACCAATACGGGGACAATGACATCTGTTGCCGATGACACTACACCTCAGCTTGGTGGGGGCTTAGACCTAAACAGTAATGATATTACTGGCACAGGTAATATTAGCATTACTGGCGAGGTTACTGCTGATGCAATCAATCTTGGTGATAATGACGAAATAACACTCGGCACGACTAGATCGCTCAGAATGTATAACAATGGAATTAATAGTTACATTGTAAATGAGCCGAGTGGATTCGGCGATCTTAATATTTATTCTACAGATGATATTTTGTTTTATCACGGAACTACAGCCAGTGCAGAACTTATGCTTGGTTTGTATAGTGATAACGCTGTTTATGCTTATTATAATAGCGTTGAAAAGTTACGCACTACTAGTAACGGTATAGACGTATCTGGTTATGTCTATACTGATTCAGGTCTTGTTCATAATGGTGATACAAATAACTATATGAATTTTGGCACTGATACGCAATATTTTTACACAAGTGGTATTGAAAGATTAAGATTAGACAGTAGCGGCGTTGAGATTAATAATGCTTATCACTTGCCAACCTCTGATGGCACAAGTGGTCAGGTTATGCAAACTAACGGCTCTGGGACGCTGTCATTTATTGACGTTGCCAGTGATCCAACTCTAGGATCGCTCACCAAGTCATTCGCCTCTGGTGAAACAGCCACAATCACACTAAGCTCCACAGTCAGCCCGACTGCCGTTGTTGCCGTGACCAAAGAGGTTTCGCAAACTGGCGTGTCATCCAAGGGTGGCTGGGATGTAAGTGCCACTGCGTCTAACTATGAATTGTATGATGAAGCCCCTGCGACGAGTTTGTCTTTAAGCTCGGCAAGTGCAGATGGAACAGCTACGCTCGGCACAGGCTCCTTCTCAGCATCTGACGTAGGCAAGCGCATCTTTGTGGATGACGGTGGCGAGGCTATTCTGACAGCCACTGATGGCTCATACAGCTTAGTCTCAGCATTTGGTGCATCCAGCTATACCTCTGGCAACTGGTCTTTGTCTGGGCTTGATGTGGATGCAACGAATGGAATTACGTTGAGTGGGGTTGAAGATGCATATAACCTTACAGATGCATCTTACGATAGCGTAAGTTTTTCTGTTTCATCACAAGAAACTAGTCCATATGGATTGTCGTTTAAATCAGACGGAACCAAAATGTATGTTATGGGTTCCGCGGGGGATGACATAAACGAATATACTTTAAGCACCGCTTGGGATATATCTACTGCTTCTTATACTACAGTCCACAGTCTTTCAACAAAATCAAATCCGAGTTTCCTCACTTTTAAACCTGACGGAACTAAGTTTTATATAGTCAACATAGGTAATGATTTAGTATATCAATATGATTTAACCACAGCATGGAATTTATCAACCGCTTCATATGCTAGTAAAAGTTATGACGTAAACCCTGATGATAATGGCCCTCGGGGTATTTTCTTCAAGACTGATGGTACAAAGATGTATATTGTAGGTGCAACAGGTCAAGATGTGCTTGAATACAACTTATCAACAGCTTGGGATATTTCTACTACATCATACAGTCAGAGTTTTAATTTCGGTTTTTCTGGAACTGGCCTGTTTTTCAAAAGTGATGGCTACATTATGTATATTTCAAATGACACAGCTAACACTGTACAAAGTTATACATTGAGTACAGCTTGGGATGTTTCTACTGCATCTTCATCTACTTCATTTAGTGTTTCAGAAGCTTCTTCCCCAAACAGTATTTATTTTGGGCTTTCTGGAACTAAACTTTATGTTTCAGATATAACTACTGATACGATTTATCAATATAGCACTGGCGAGATTTCCCAACCCACAGCCCAATATCTCCCTGCACTAACTTCCATTGGTGGCCAGATTGACAGCACCTACTGGACTGACATCAACAGCATGACCGCTGATGATACTGACAATGAGGGTCAAGTCTACTACGCAGTGTCTACAGATGATCGCACCACTTGGTCTGTCGCCAAGGCAAGCGATGGTGAACGTGACATTGTGCGCAATAACGGTGGCACTTGGGAGTATAACTCCAACGCAACTTACGCCTCAACGACATGGACATCAGCAACAACAAACGATGATTTCGCTGCTATTGCACAAGCCATGACTGTTTCTGCAAACCAGATGGACAAAGCTCAACTTGACGCAGTAGCAGATGGTTCACACTTTGCTTTAGGCAACACTCTGGACTTGGCGATTATTCCATACCTCGCAAGTAATGGCACTGCCCCAACGTCTGATGGTGTGTCGATCAACTATGATGCTGCTGCATTAAATAAGGGTGCTATCCTTGGCACTGACTACGACTATGACGTGCCAGCGACAGACAAGGTGCGGATTACATCACTAGCAGCGCAAAACTTAAAAGTGAGAGTGGTCTAATTTGTCAGATAGTGATTGGCCCACTAAGCCATAGGTGATTAGATGCTTGGATTTACACCGTTATCTTCCGCGCCACTCGCAGATAGTGGTGTAAAGAACTCTGAATTTACCTTCAGAGACATTATAACGACGCCTGTCGTTGACACCGCGACTGTCTTTGAAGATGAAACAATACCAGCGGCAGATATTACGGCTGGCGTTCCTGTCGTAGATAACGCAAACGTCATTGTTGTTTATAACTTTGGCGCGGATGACATAAGCACAACGCCTGTTGTTGACAGCATTGCTGCGTCAGTCACTAGCAACTTTGCGCCTCAAGAAATAACATCAGGCACCCCAGTTGTTGATGATATTACGACAGCAGTAATATCTAACTTTGCCCCAGTTGAGATTACGCTTTCTGCACCTACGGTAGATAGCGCAACTGTTTCAGTCATATCAAACTTTGCGCCTGTCGGTATAGAAACAACACCTGTTGTTGATGCGCTGCCGTTTTTCCAAGAATATGCACTGACAGTTGTAGACATCACTGCTGGCGCACCCACGCTGCCAGCACGATTTACTTGGGATTATCAAGAGCCTCCAACCGACAGTTGGACAGAACAAGCGGATGATGATAGTGTATGGTCAACACAATCAGCAGTTACTGACACATGGACGGAGGTAACAGCGCCCACAGATACTTGGACTGAAGCAACAGACCCAACAGACACATGGTCAGACGCTGCATAGGAGATTTAAATGGCTGACGCAACAACAACAAATTTTGGGTTTACGAAGCCAGAAGTCGGATCGTCAAATGATACTTGGGGAACCAAGCTGAATGACAACTGGGATGACATCGACGGTTATCTGAATGACAAAGCTCCAAAGGCAAGCCCAGCGTTTACTGGCGATGCAACATTTGCAGCAGACGTTACAGTAAGTGGCGCAACAAAGTCAGTAACGTATGAGGACACATTTGTTTCAGGTGCGACTACAACGCTTGACCTATCTACTGGCAATGTTTTTGCGCACACTCTGACAGCAAATGCGACTTTTACTTTTTCAAATCCACCAGCGACAGGCACAGCTTTTTCATTTGTTTTAAAGCTAACGCAAGGATCGGGGCCATACACTGCAACTTGGCCTAATACATCTTGGAACGGTGGCAATACGCCAGTGCTTTCAACAGGTAACGGCGAGATAGATATTTTTGTATTCTTCACACATGATGGCGGGTCATCATGGTATGGGTTCACAGCGGGACAGGATATGTCGTGAGTACATCTAGAAGATTAATAACTGCGGGAAATCAGGTCGTAACTGGTGAGCAAGTATTTACATCCTCTGGCACTTGGACTGCGCCACAGGGTGTTTATTCTGTTTCTGTAGTTTGCATTGGCGCAGGCGGGACGGGGGGCGTCGGGCCTGACAGCTACCCAACGCAGGGCGGCGGCGGTGGCGGCCTTGGCTGGAAGAATGACATTTCTGTTGTTCCATTTGAGGAATATACAGTCAATGTTGGAAACCCATCTTATTTTATAAACACAAGCACAGTTCGCGGTGACGCTGGTGAAGCTGGCCCATTTAACAATGTTGGGTTTGCGGCTGGTGGGTCATATGTCGGCGATGGTGGCTTTGATGGCGGTGACGGTGCTGTCCACAGTGGCGGTCAAATAGATCGCATCGCTGGCGGTGGCGGAAGTGCCGCTGATTATGACGCTAACGGCGCGGATGGCACCACTGGCGGTGGCGATGGTAGTGGAACTGGCGTATCTGGCAATAACACTGGCGTTTATGGATATGGCGGTGCTGGAGGGCAATTCGGCGGTAGCGGCGTAGTTCAAATCCGATATGGCGTAGGGAAGGACTTCCCATAATGTATATTGACGCTCAAAGCATGGAAGTCGGAGCAAGTTGGGCGAACCTTCTGCGCAAGAGGTATCCGCGCACCAGCTTTGCAAATAAGCTAGACGATGATCTCTTAGCTAATATGGGTATTTACGCAATCCAGCCTGCATCACGCAAGGTTGGCGTACAATACATTGAGCATGATCCACAGCTTATTGACGGCGTGTGGACTGAAGTTCTGGAGGTAAAATAATGGCACTTGTTCCCCTACAACTTCCAGCAGGTCAGTATAGAAATGGAACAGACTTACAGTCTCAGGGTCGCTGGCGGGATGGCTCATTGGTGCGCTGGCATGAAGGCGCGATGATGCCTGTTGGCGGTTGGAGACAGCGTGGGTCAGTAGACATTGATGGCGTTGTGCGCGGCATGATTTCTTGGCGTGACAATAGTCAAAGCAGATACTTGGCATTAGGAACCCATAGCAAGCTATATGTTATGGAGGAGGACAACGATGTCTTTGACATAACGCCTGCTGGCTTTACGTCTGGACGTGTTGATGCGTCTGTAAACTCTGGTTATGGCGGTGGCCTTTATGGTCAAGAGACTTACGGCTCACCAAGGCAGGATGCTACAACCTTGCTAGCCCCTACAACTTGGTCGCTAGATACATGGGGTGAATATCTTGTTGGCTGTTCCACAGATGATGGAAAGCTGTATGAGTGGCAGCTTGATACGGCAACTGCCGCAGCAGCAATCAGTAATGCCCCGACAAGCAACACGTCTTTGGTTGTGACAGAAGAACGTTTTATCTTTGCGTTAGGCGCAGGCGGTGATCCTCGTAAAGTCCAGTGGTGTGATCGCGAAAACAACACAAGCTGGACACCAGCCACAACCAACGAAGCTGGTGATATTATCTTGCAGACCAACGGTGAGATTATGTCTGGCGTGAGAACGCGAGGCGAAACAGTTATTCTGACAACCAATGACTGCCATGTGGCGCGTTATCAGGGGCCACCCTACGTTTATGGTTTTGAGCGCGTTGGTACGTCTTGCGGTTTAATTGGACATAAGGCTGTCGCATCAGTAGATGCTGGCGTTATCTGGATGGGGACACATGGCTTTCACAGTTATTCTGGTGGCGCGGTGCAAGACCTTCCATCAGAGGTTTCGGACTATGTATTCACAAGCATCAACCGTGACCAGCTAACAAAAATAAGCGCGGTTGTTAATTCAAAGTGGCGTGAAATTTGGTGGTTCTACCCTAGCGGAGACAGCACCGAGTGTGATCGTTATGTTGCATATGACTATGCAGAAAACATTTGGATGACAGGAAACATTGATCGAACATCTGGAACAGATGCCGCAACGTTTAGACAGCCTATGTGGATCGATCCTGATGGGATTTTGTATGAGCATGAAATAGGCAATCAATATGGCAGCGAGACTGTTTTTGCAGAAAGCGGCCCTATTATGATTGGAACTGGCGATAATGTTATGCAGGCAACAAAGTTAATTCCAGATGAGAAAACGCAGGGTGAAGTCACTGCCACGTTTAAAACGAGATTTTATCCAAACGGAACAGAAACGTCACATGGGCCATTTACAATGGCAAACCCAACTTCAGTCAGGTTTACTGGTCGCCAAGTTCGGATGCGAATTAATGGAACAACAAATTCTGATTGGCGTGTTGGAATTATGCGCTTGGACGCAAACCAAGGTGGGCGCAGATGACGGCACCAAACTCAGCACCGCCAGTAACAGAAAACCTCAAGCAATGGGCTGAGAGGTTTTCTCGTTATGTGACATACAACTTGTCAAAGCTGACCTTTAAAACGGCTGACGCATCTCCTGCTGAGAATGGCGTTATCTTGTGGGACGAAACAAACGGTTATCCTGTCGTTTCCAAGGATGGCGCGTTTGTGCAAATCATCTTAGAGGATGGTCACGCCTCTTTTTACCGCACAACAGATGTTACAGCGGCTGCGGCGGATACGGCCTATGCAATTACATACGATGCGCCAACTGGTAATGTTGGGATTGATCGGGATGCGACAGACAACAGTAAGATTGTGTTTAGCGAGGCAGGCGAATATCTTGTGATGTTTTCAGCGCAGATCGCGTCATCGTCAGCAAGCACCGTTAAGTTTTACTTCTGGCCTCGCCTAAATGGCACAGACGCAGCGAACAACACAATCATTTACTCTTTGCACCAGAATGACGCAACGGTGGTTGTGTCTCGTTCTGCAAAGTTTGATGTTTCAGCAAATGATTATTTGCAAGTTATGTGGGCGGTAGATAGTACATCAGGCACTTTGGATGCATCAGCAGCGACTGCGTTCAGCCCCGCGGCACCCGCGACAACGCTTCATATTACGAGGATGCATGGCTAGGGGTGTTAATATGACAGATAATGTTGTACATTTATACCCAACGCCACGCGTGACAGTATTGCCAGTGCTAGAGGATGACTTTGACCGGTTTCTTGGCGCAGGCATGGAGCTCATAGCTCCGGCAGTCGCAAGGCAGGCAAACAACGTCACCATGCAGGACGTTGAAGACGATATAAGAGGCGGGGGCGCAGTCATGTGGCTGGTTCACGTCGAGGACACGCTGGTAGCGGCCGTGACAACGTCCGTCGTAAAGCACCCTCAGAGAAACACCCTGAAGATTGAGTTTATGGGCGGAACGCAAATGGATAAGTGGATGAACGATGCGATCGCAACATTTGCCAACCTCGCGCGCAAAGCCGATCTGGGCGCTGTCGAGGCGGACGGCAGAATGGGATTTGATAAATACGTAGACGCGTCACCGTTTCGCGAAATCTACAGACACTATGTGATGGAGTTAACCTGATGGGCTCGACTAAAACAGAAACAGCAAAGATGCCAGAGTTCCAGCAGGAGTTTCTGGAAAATACAATCTTCCCCTTTGCAGAAGACTTTTTGGCAACGCCTTATGAATCGTACACTGGTGAACGTGTCGCTGGGATGACGCCACTGCAAACGCAAGCAATGCGCGGCTATGGAGCCTTAGACACTGGCGCAGCTCAATACGGAAAGGCGGCAGACATCTATAGCGGCCTTGGGCAACTAGAGGCGCCAAGCGTGTCAGGCGCAAGAATTCGAGGCGTTGAGAGCGTAGGCGCAAGGCAGCTTGCAGACGTAGATTATGCAAAATACATGAGCCCATATACGCAAGAGGTCATTGAGCGTGGGGAGCAAGACATTGCGCGTCAGCGTGAGAGCGCTTTAAACAGGCTAGGAGCTCAGGCGGCCGCGGCTAAGGCATTTGGCGGATCACGTATGGGGTTAGCCGAGGGGGAAACGTATGGCCAGTATGGTCGCTTAGCTGCGGATATGGCGGCTCAGCAGCGTCAGAGGGCGTTTGAACAAGCGCAAGGCGCCGCGCGCTTTGATATTGGCACATACCAGTCCGCGGAAGAAGCGGCAGCGGCTCGCGAACAGGCGTCGCGTCTTGCTACAGCTCAGATGGGCATGCAGGCATCAATAGCAAACCAGCAAGCCGCCCTACAGGCCGCAGGCATCCGCGCAGGAGCGGCTGCTGGGTTAGGCAATTTAGCAGGCCGGCAACTTCAGTCGCAGCTTGCCGGACTTGGAGCGCAGACAGCCGCCGGAGAGGCGCAGCGTGCGCTGGCGCAGGCGCAGCTTGACGTGCCGTACCAAGATTACCTCGCACAGATGCAGTATCCGCTCACACAGTTTGGCGTTCTTACGGGTGCCGCTGGTGCTGTTCCGCAAGGCTACGGGACAACGACGACGCGCGAGGGTGGGCTTGGCTATGCGCTTAGCGCTCTAGGTAGTTTTGGACAAGGTGCAGGCGCAATGGGCGTTACGTTTCCATTCTCAGACATCTCACTGAAAAAGAACATAAAGAAAGTTGGCCAGATCAACGATATTAATCTTTATCGTTGGGACTGGAATGAGGAAGCCAAATCCATCGGTGCGGATCAGTATCCATCAACCGGTGTAATCGCGCAAGAAGTCGAGGCAAAATATCCGGAGCATGTGATTATTGATGAAACCGGATACCGACGCGTAAACTATACTGGTCTATACTCTGATTTGGGAGCAGTCTAATGGCATACATACTTAAACAAGAAGACATTGACCGCTTTGGCTTAACCGACGCAATCGCCGGAGATGAAGCAACACCAGAAGACTTGCAGAAAATGTTTCCTGCACAGATGAACGAGCAAGAGCAGTTGCGGCGCCAGACGGAAACGTCGTCAATGAGCTTTCCTGTACCCTCTGGCCAAAATGTTCCATCACCGCAAACTGGTTACATGAATGAGTATTCAGCATTGCGTGATCTTGGGTTAGGCGTTGGCCAAACTGAAGACGTGCTCGCAGCAATTGGCGACAACGCTCCAGCGACAGTTACAATTGACCAGTCAGACACATCACGTTACCAGCCAACATTTTCTGAGATGTCACTGGCGCAGCGTGGCCTTGACACCCCGCAGGCAACTCCAAAGACAGACGCGCTTCTTGATATTTTAAGTAAACCAATATCAGAAGACCCGTTCGAGGGGCTTTCTAGAAACCAGCGCACAATGCTTGCGTTTGCCGCTATGCGCGACGCAGGCGCAGCCTTACGTGGCGAAGAAGGCACAGCCTTCAACACAACACTGGCGGGGTTTCGCGATCTGAAAGACATGGAGCGTAAGCGTCAAATACAAGTTGCAGAGCTTGAACAAGAAAAAGCGCGTCAAGCGCAAATCGATGCCCTTTTAATGGGGGCTCCTGTTACTGGCGTAACGCCGGCCGCAGATGTAACTGGCATGCCTAAGTCTACTGTCAGCCTTAACCAGCAAATTGCGGCGCTCCGATCTCAACTTGGCACATACGCGTCTCTCGGCCAGATGGATGCGTATAATGCTCGCATGTCTGATTTAGAGGGCGACCTTGAAGTGGCAAATGTGCGCGAGACGGCGGAGCAAGAAAAAATCCAAGTCTCTGAGGGCAAGCTGTTAGAGGCTAGAGGCGCCATGAGCGCAGCTAAACGTGCATTATCTGCCGCACTTGGTATGGAAGAGGGCGAAGCGTTTGACCAATACTTGGAGAGCGCCGTTGCGGGCGGACAATTTGATCCAAGCTCATTTTTCATCACGCGCCAAGGCTTCGTGCCTGACACGCGTCGCTTTAAAGATTTCCAATCTGCCGCAAATCAGCTTGGCGCAATTATGACATTCCAGAACATGTCTGACGTTATAAAGGCTGGCGCAAAGCTAGGCATTCTCTCTGATAGCGACATCAGATTGCTTGGCAGCCTAAGCGGCGTCATTGATCCGGAGAATATGCCGGTGCAATCTGCTGAGAATATTCTACGTCTTTACGATAAGTTGGGCCAAACTATTACTCGCCTTGAAGGTGAGCTTGGCGGACTAGACGAAGTTGATGCAATGCTGAAGAAGTATGGGATTGAGTAATGGCTACAGTTGACCAACTACTCCAAGCCGCAAAGCAAGCCGAGGCTGCTGGCAACGAAGACGATGTACGCATCATCTTGCAAGAGATAAAGCGCATGCGGAGCCAGCAAGCTCCGGAACGCGCGCCAGTAGAGAAGCCGAAAGCGACAGCGTCCGGCGCCGTCCGCACACTTGCACAGGGCATCTTGCTTGGCTTCGGTGACGAGGCGGAGGCTTACGTTAGGTCAACATTCAGCGGCCAAGATCGTGACGAGTTGCTTGCGGAAATCCGCAAGGACATCGCGCAGTATGGCGCCGCGCGTCCTAAGACTGCCGCAGCATTGGAAATTGGCGGAGCCGTTCTACCTTCACTCATACCCGCCGGCCTAGTTGCCCGTGGTGCAATGGCGGGAGCTGGTGCCGCTGGCCTTGGCGCGACGGCAGCCCGTGGCGCGGCCGCAGGCGCCGTAGAGGGCGGCATAGCAGGATTTGGCGCTGGAGAGGGAGGGCTAACCCCCAGACTAGAAAGCGCAGCCACAGGAGCCGCTCTGGGCGGCGCACTGGGTGGTGCCGTGCCGTTCGCCGCGGCTGGAGCTGCCGACATCGGCCGCCGTGCACTAGACGGGCTCGGCCTTAGTGGCGCTCAACGTGCGCGCACTCTTGCAGAGCGCCGTGCGGGCAAAGCGCTAGAGCGCGAGGGGTTAACGCCGGAGACGGCCATGGGAGTGCTAGAGAGGGCGCAAGCGGCGGGAGCACCTATGATGCCAGCGGACATCGGAGAGGCTACTCGTGGGGCCGCATATGCAGCGCAGGCAGTGCCATCAGCTCGCCGCACTGGCGTGCTTGAGGCGCTAATGGAGCGCAGCGTGGAACAGGGTTCACGTATTGCCGACACGACAGCGGAGAAAATGGACGCCGCGGGCGCGTATGGCTTGGATTACTTGGACGACATCTACGAGAGTGCGTCTGAGAAGTTCAAACCACTATACGAGGCAGCGGATGTCGATGTATCCTCAGAGCCGTTCCGCAAATATGCAAACCGTCGCGTCTTTAAAGATGCATTCCGCGCGATACAAAGCAGAGCGGACACACTTGGCGAGGCACCAATAAAAGACTTAGAGACGGCGCTTGCGGGTGACGTTGTGCCGACGTCCTACTTACAGAAAATTGCACAGGGTCTGGATCGTGTTATCGCGCAGAATACAGATACTGTGACAGGTAAGCTAAACGACAGAGCCAAAGACGTTCTGACGGTGCGTAATGAGTTCAAGAGTGTGCTTGGTGACCTAAACGAGGCATATGCCAAGGCAGATTCACAGTTTGCCGATATGATGGATTTGCGTCGTGCGTTTGACGTTGGTGATGCGTTTGAAAAGCTCGATCCGCAGCAATTTGCGCGTAAGGTAAAAGCCATGACGCCAGATGAAGTTGAGGCGATGAAGGTTGGTATGATTACACGCATCCGCAACATCGCATCTGGCTCAGATCGCACTGACTACGTGCAGCGTTTGTTTGGATCACCAAAGCGACGTGAGGCATTAAAGCAGGCGTTCCCATCTGAACAAGCGTTCAATAACTTTGAGAGCTACATGAACGCAGAGGCGGCAATACAGCGCACTCAGCGTCGCGTTCTTGGCGGATCAGACACGCAGCGCAACATCCAAGAGATGGCGGAGCAGGGCGTAGACCCAGCAACACTATTACAGCTTATGACCGGTGGACGTGGCGAGGCTGTACGCCAAGCGGCGGGCGCACTGTCATCGCGGATGCAGGGTATCGGCGCTCCGGTTGCGGAGCAGATGTCTGACATCTTGTTTGCGCAGGGGCTGCCAGCGCAGCGTCAGGCAATGGGTAGGCTTTCAGCTCGCCAGATGCAGGACGAGATGCTACGCCGGAGGCTCACAGTACAGCCAGAGCTGTATGGCGGCATCCTTGGCGCAGCAATTGGCTTGAACCAGCGCGAGAGCGGCTTCTAAGACTTAGGCG